TAAAATATGACAAATCCTTTAACCGGTTTAACAAAAATTTCTATTGCTAACCTTGAAGACGGAACTATTACATCAGCTCAAATTGCAGACGGAACTATTACAAATACAGATGTAAATGCTAGTGCTGCTATTGCTGGTACTAAGTTAGGAACAGTACCTGTATCAAAAGGTGGAACAGGATTAACTTCTGTCGGTGATGCAGGTCAAGTAGTGCAAGTTAATAGTGGTGGTAGTGCTTTAGAATTTGCAGATGCAGCAGGTGGTGGGTTAATACATCTAAATACAACTACTGTGGATAATGCAGCTTCTATTATTTATAATAATACATTAATTACCTCAGCACATGATGTATATAAAATTGTATATTCAAATTATGTTCCAATAACTAATGATACAACTTTAAGATTACAAGTAAGCACAGATAATGGAAGTAACTTTTTAAGTGCTATAAATGGCAGAAGATATAATCAAATAAATGGCACAACCCATGCAAACCAAAATGGGGTAGATGCTGGTACTAATAGCATTTTAATGGGTTTGGCTTTAGGTGGAACTCCTGCTAATGGAGTTTGTAGTGGAGAGCTAACAGTAGCAGGAGTTAATAACGCAGTTAGTTATAAACATTGTTGGGGTAAAGCTGTGTTTCATGTAGCAGACACATCTAATTTTTTTTGGCAAGACAATGCTTCATATGTTAATTCTGCTTCTGATATTGATTACTTTAAAATTAGTAGCACAAGTGGAAATTTGGAAAGTGGAATATTTCATTTATATGGGTATGCTAAATCGTAGGAGATAAATTATGGCAACACTTTATAAAATAGTTAATGGCGAAAGAATAGCTATGACAGATGCTGAAACTACTGCAAGAGAAGCAGAAGAAAAGGTATGGGAAGATGGTGCTGTTAATAGAGGAGTTGAACAAATAAGAATAAGAAGAAATCAACTTTTAACAGAAAGTGATTGGACTCAAATGATAGATATTACAGATAAAAGAATGGATAATCTTACTAAGGGTAAGTGGCAAACATATAGAGAAAATTTAAGAGATATTACAGACGGACTAACAACTACAACTAAAATTAAAAATGTAACTTGGCCAACAAAACCAAGTTAAGGAAAATAAATGTCATATATTGGAAACGAACCTACTTTCGGAGCATTTGAAAAACAGAACATTACTGGTGATGGTAGTAATAGTCAATTTACTTTAACTCACCCAGTTGCTTCTGCTTCTTCAATATTAGTATCTCTTGGTGGTGTAATTCAAGAACCTGAAGCTGCATATACTATTTCTTTTGTAAGTGGTGAACCTAAGATTACTTTTGCTTCTATACCTACAAATGGAATTAAGATTTTTGTTATCTATCTTGGTAGACAAGCATTAACTCAGTCAGCTGCTTCTTTTACTGCGAACCCAACTGTTGATGCTTTTACAGGTGATGGTTCAGATACAACTTTTACTTTATCAACAACACCAGCACTACCAACTAAAACAATGTTAGTATTTGTAAATGGTGTATTTCAAAAATACACGACAAACTATTCTGTTTCAGGAACAACTTTAACATTTACTTCTGCACCAGCAAATAATGCTGTCATTGTTGCTATTAATATGAATAATAGCTCAGAAGTTGTGATATCTAGTGTTTCAAATAATTCAATTACAAATGCAAAATTAAGTTTAAATTATGCACCTTCATTTTTTACAGGTGATGGTTCATCAACTGCTTTTACTCTAACAGAAAGTAATCATACTCAGAACACTTTATTAGTTACAGAAGATGGTGTTTTACAAAGACCAACAACTAAATACTCTGTTTCAGGAACAACTTTAACATTTGTAACTGCACCATCTAATGGTGTTGAAATTGGTGTTAGATATTTACCATTTGGTGCAACGAGTTAGAAATAAAAAAATGACAAAGTTTAATGATACTTTAGACAACACTTTAGGAATTACAGATATTGTTGAAAAACAACTTGAGGTTGTTTCACCTAAACCTAAACCTGTTGTTAAAACAAATGATAATGAATTAGAAAATGATTATAAGTATCAAAGGGAAAACTTCTATCAATTAGTTGAAAGAGGACAAGATGCAGTACAAGGTATATTAGACCTTGCAAGGGAGAGTGAACACCCAAGAGCTTTTGAAGTTGCAGGTAATTTAATTAAACAAGTTGCTGATGTAACTGAAAAACTTGGAGATTTACAATTAAAAATGCAAAAATTAAAAGAAATTCCAAGTAATGCACCAAAGAATGTAACTAATGCATTATTCGTAGGCTCAACTACTGAACTTCAAAAAATGTTGAAGAATAGTGCCAAAGACAACAATAACATCAACTAACTCTATCGGCCCAATGAAGTCGTAAATAGTTCAATAACATCTGCCAAGTTTTCTGGTAGTGCTATTTCCCCACCTTCAAGAATTACTGCACCACAATTAAAAGTGATTAAAAATTTGTAATGTTTTCTTTTATTATAAATATTGAAAGAAAAGGGAAATATTATGGCAATTCCAAATTCAAAGAGTACTTTCAAAGAATATTGTTTAAGAGCATTAGGAAAGGGAGTTATTGACATTAATGTTAGTGATGACCAAGCAGATGATAGAATAGATGAAGCTCTTCAATATTATTTAAACTATCACTCAGATGGTGTAGAGAGAGTTTATTTAAAACATCAACTTACAGAAGCAGAAATTACACGAATGAAAAGTAATGAAACAGCTGTTACTGCAACTGACTTAGTTGATTCTACGATTACAGCAGATTGGTTACAACAAGAAAATTATATTCCTGTTCCTGATACTGTATTATCAGTTAATAAAGTTTTTCCAATAACAGACCAACTTACAACAAATATGTTTGATGTAAGGTATCAATTAAGATTAAATGATTTATATGATTTTAGTTCAACCTCTATTATTAATTATGAAATGACAATGAGGCATCTAGATTATTTAGACCATATTCTAACTGGTGAGATGCCAATACAATTTAAAGAACATCAAAATCGTTTATACATTTATACTGATGTAGACACTAATTTTAATGATACAGAGTTTCTTTTAATTGAATGTTATCGTAAATTAGACCCAGACACTTATACAAGTGTATATGATGATATGTACCTTAAAAGATATGCAACCGAATTATTAAAAAAACAATGGGGTGCTAACCTATCAAAGTTTAATGGTGTTGCGATGTTAGGTGGAGTTACAATGAACGGAGAACAAATCTATTCACAAGCAATAGAAGAGATTCAAAGGTTAGAAGAACAAATTCAACTTCACCATGAATTGCCAATAAACTATATGATAGGATAATTTATGTCGGTTAATAAATTTTTTCATACTAGCAATAAACATTCTATTGCTACCGAAAGAAGTCTTTATAGTGATTTAGTAAAAGAGGCTATACAAATTTATGGCCATGATGTATTTTATGTCAATCGTACTTTTGTAAAAGAAGATAGTTTATTTGGTGAAGACACACTTTCTAAATTCACAGATTCACAACAAGTGGAAATGTATATAGAAAATGCAGAAGGTGGTCTTGAGGGTGAAAAAGAATTAGTTTCTAAATTTGGTCTTGATATAAAAGATGAAATTACTTTTGTTGTTAATAAAGAAAGATTTCAAGATTTAACTCATCAAGTTTCAATAGAAGTAGGAACAGACTCAGAAGCTGGTGGTTCAATATTATTAGAAGACGGAACAGTAGAATCTAAACTTGATGTTGGTGCTTCTTATATTGTAACTGAAGATACTGTAACAGATGCAGATAGACCTTTAGAAGGTGATGTAATCTATCACCCTATTCTTGGTAAATTATTTGAAATAAGTTTTGTTGACCATGATGAACCATTCTTTCAATTAGACAATAATCCAGTTTATAAATTAAAATGTAGAACCATGGAATATGGTAGTGAAGATATTAATACTGGTATTGATACTTTAGATGCTGTTGAAACTGATAGTAGTTTAGATTCTTTAGAATATCAATTTACTTTAGAACAACCAAGTACATATACTGAAAATTTTGCATTAGAAGATAATAGTTTGTTATTAGAAGAAACTGATGGTGATAATATTATAACAGAAACACAATTTGGTGGAGTTTCATTACTCTTAGAAACAAGTGATATATATTATATGAGAATAAATAATAAAACAAATACTTTAGAAGATGAAGAAGTAATTATAGGACAAACTTCAGGTGCAATCGGAAGAGTAAAATATGTAGGTAGTGACCAGATTGATTTTGAATATATAAGTCATACTTCTTTTGAAGAAGGTGAAATTATAAAAGGTCAAACATCTGCTTCTACGGCTACCATTCAAGACCTAGAAGAAGAAAATCACTATCTAATTAACGAAGACTTTAGTATTGATACTATTGACGAACAAGCACAAAACGAATTATTTGAGAATCTAGATAATACTATATTAGACTTTAGTGAATCAAATCCATTTGGTGATGCTGGGAGATTATAATGTTAGGACAACAATTTTATCATGAAACAATCAGAAAAATGGTTGTTTCTTTTGGAACAATTTTTAACAACATAAACATTGTTAGAAAAAATAATGCTGGTGCGACAGTTCAAGCAATGAAAGTTCCATTGGCCTATGGCCCTAAACAAAAATTCTTATCTAGAATTAGAGAAGATGCAAGTTTAAATAAAGCAACTGCAATTACATTACCTAGACTTGCATTTGAAATTCAAACAATATCTTATGATTCAACTAGAAAATTAAACAGAGTTACAAGAATTAAAAAACCAAGTAGTAAGGGTTCATCTAAGATGGATTCACAATATATGCCAGTGCCATATAATATAGATTTTTCTTTATTTGTAATGGCAAAAAATGGTGATGATGCCTTACAAATTTTAGAACAAATTTTACCTTTTTTTCAACCAGAATATACAATTACAGTAAATGATAATTTGGATATGAAATCAAAAAGAGATATACCTATTGTTTTAACAGGTCTTGATTATGAGGATAATTATGAAGGTGATTTTACAACAAGAAGAGCAATTGTTTACACATTATCTTTTACTGCAAAGTTTTATTTGTATGGTCCTGTTACTTCACAATCTGTTATTAAACAAGTTCAAGTTGACCAATATACAGATTTACCTGATGCATCTCCTAAAAGAGAACAAAGATATGCTGTTACCCCAGAACCAACATCTGCTGAGGCTGATGATAATTTTGGATTTAACGAAACAACTTCTTTTTTTGAAGACGCCAAAAATTTTAATCCAGAAACTGGAACTGACAAATAGATAAATAAGAGTAGGGGAAATTAAATGCCAATAAGAACAATCGTTAATAGAGCAATAGAATCAGCAGAACATGGTAATGGTGGTATTTTATTAAATGCAACAGATGGTTCAGCTTCAAACGCTGGTAGTTTTTTAGTTTTAGATGCTAGTAAAGCTAGTACAGTTGATGTAAATGAAAAAATAGAATTTGAATTTGGAACAACTGATGCAAGCGTAGGGCTAGAAGATGCAACCATTGGATAACAAGTTAGGAGAATAAAATATGGCTTTAACAAAAATTAAAGGTGTTGTCATTGATGACGAAACTATTACAACAGACAATATTTTAGATGGCACTATTGATAATGCTGACATAAAAAATTCTTCTATTGATGTCACATCAAAATTAACTGGTTCTGTTCCAACAGCAAACTTATCTAACGCAACTGCAGCAGTTGGGAACGCAACTGCATCAGATAAAGGGATATCTTCATTTAGTAGTGATAATTTTGCAGTTTCTAGTGGAGCTGTAACCATTAAAGATTTAGGAGTAGCTACTGCCGAAATACAAGCTAATGCTGTAACGGGAGCTAAATTTAATGCTGATGTTATAAGTGGGCAAACAGAACTTGCAGCAGAACCTGCTGACACAGACGAGTTTTTAGTTAGTGATGCAGGGGTATTAAAAAGAATAGACTATTCTCTTATCAAAGGGGGTGGTGCAATGACATTACTCAATACAACAACTATTTCTTCAAGTACTAATTTAATAGATTTTAATAGTTCACTTATAACCTCTACCTATAAAGTATATGAATTTCATTTGATAGATATGATTACCAATGGTGATGGTGAAACTGGATTTGGTGTGCGATTTTCTGCTAATAATGGAAGCTCAGTTCCATCTTCTGGTTATAGACATCTTACTCGTAGATTTAATGAGGGTGGAACTAGTGATATTAGTATACAAGGTTCAACTGACGACCAAATAAAGGTTACAAATATGAATGGTGTTTTTCATGGAATGGCTACTGGTGAAGGTATTAGCATGGTAGTAAGAGTTTATAACCCAACAGGGAGTGGCCAAACTAGATTGACTTTTGATGGTATTAGTATAGCAGATAGAAACACAGGACATAGTGATGAATCTATGACAATTTGGTCGGGTGGTGGTATGGAGTCTGCACCTTCAGCAGTTAATTTTATAAGATTTACATATCAAATAGCATCATTTACAAGTGGAGTAGTAAAATTATATGGAATTGTATAGCATCATAAGGACAATATAGAGGAGATAAATTATGGCAACACTTTATAAAATGGTTAATGGAGAAAGAGTAGCTTTAACTGATGTTGAAACTACTGAAATAGAAGCAGAGGAAAAAGCATATAGTGAAGGTGAAAAAGATAGAAACCTTGAACTAATTAGAAATGTACGATTAGGTCTATTACAAGAAACAGATATATATGCTTTATCAGATATGACTTTATCAACAGATATGAAAACTTATAGACAAGCATTAAGAGATATTACGAGTGGTTTAGATACTGTTGAAAAAACACGAACTAAACTAGAAAGAGATACTGATGGTTCTTATAAAAACTTTCCTACTAAACCTTAACAAGAGGAAATAATGCAAAAGGAAATTAAAACAATTTACACAGAAAAAATACAATCACAATCACAAACACTTCTACAATCAACAGACTGGTTAATTGTTAGAAAATCTGAAGATTCAAGTAAAGCT